TAAAGGATAGTCCTATAGCCGGTCAAGGTATCTTCGCTAAAGAAGATATTGATGCTATGATGTTTATTGGTGTGTCTCATATAATAATGAATGATATTATATGGAGAACCCCTATAGGAGGGTTTATAAACCATTCTGACGACCCCAATTGTATAAAGTGGTGTGAAGATAATATTTACTATGTGAAGACGATAAGAGAGATAAAGAAGGGAGAAGAGTTGTTTTTGAAGTACACATTTTATAAAGTAACTTAAAAGTCGCTAAATATAACTGACTTCGTATATTGTCGGTAATGGCGACTAGTTTATCCTTTAAGGATCTCAATATAACTTTTAAAAAGCATCCTGTAACTAATGACGTTGTTGTTAGTAAGGATGCTTCTGCTATTAAACAGGCAATTGTTAATTTACTTCTGACTAATAAGGGTGAGAGATTGATGAACCCTGAGTATGGATCTGATATACGAAGATATTTGTTTGAACCTCTAGATTATGGTACTGCTAATCAAATCACAGGTAATATAAAATCTACAATAGATACATTTGAACCTAGAATAAGTGTTTTAAATCTTAGAGCATTACCGAACGATGACGATAATGGATTTGATGTAGAGATGACTTATGAAATAAGAGGAACAGATGATCCACCAGTAACCGTAGACTTCTTCCTAGCAAGGACGAGATAATGCCATATACCCAGTTAAACAACCTAGACTTCGCTGATGTCAAAACAGCTCTCAAAGAATATATGAGAGCACAGACGGATTTTACTGATTACGATTTTGAAGGATCCGCAATCAGTCAAATTTTAGATGTATTAGCGTACAATACTTACTATACCGCATTCAATACCAACATGGTAGTGAATGAATTGTTCCTAGATTCCGCAACTCTACGGGACAATGTGGTATCTCTTGCGAAACAACTAGGATACACTCCCAAATCTATTACAGCACCCCAAGCGTCTGTTAATATAGCACTATCGTTTAGTGGTAGTGCACCTGCGGAAGTAGCAATCAAAGCAGGTAGTGGATTTGTTACAAATTACGATGGTAGTCTATATCGTTACATATTAAAAGATGATATGAAAGTATCTGTTGCTAATAGTGTTGCAACATTCACTGACATACCAATATACGAGGGTTCTCAGATTGTTAATAATGTGGAAGTTGATACAAATCAAAAAAATCAAAGGTTTACTATTAATAATGCTGGTATTGATACAAACACATTAAATGTAAGAGTCTTTCAAGCAGTAAACTCAAGTATATTCAAGGATTATAAACTAGCAAACAATATATTAGATATTGGTGCAAGTGATGAGGTATATTTTATTAGTGAAATAGAAGATGAAAAATATGAAGTGTTTTTTGGTGATGGTGTGCTTGGAAAGAAATTGGAAGATGGTAATTTAGTTCAACTAAGTTACATTGTAACTAATGGTTCAAAAACTAATGGTGCAAAGACTTTTACATTTAATGGTCTTATGGAAGATGAAAATGGTACTACTATAACTCTTCCGTTCTCAATATCATCTATCAGCACATCATCAGTAGCATCTGGTGGTGCAGACATTGAAACGATTAATAAGATTAAGTACAATGCTCCTAAGTTCTATGGATCGCAGAATAGAGCAGTAACTGGTAATGACTATAAAGCAATTGTGCGGAACTTATATCCTGCAACAAGTGATGTTATTGTATTTGGTGGTGAAGATCAAGTACCACCCTCATATGGTAAGGTATTTCTTTCCGTCAAACCCACTGAGGCTGCTGCACTCTCATCATTTACTAAAAATGAGTTAACAACTGAACTTAAGAAGTATACAGTTGCGTCTATTAGACCTGAGTTTGTTGATCCATCTATTCTATACCTAGAATTAACCAGTAACATATATTACACTGGTACAAAAACACAATCACTACCTACGGAAATAGCAACTAAGGCATCTACTGCAATAGTTGAGTATCTAAAGACATCTCAGACTGAGAAGTTTAATGGTAAGTTTAGATATAGTAAGTTTATTGGTGTTATTGACAATGCAGATATTTCCATCAACTCAAATGATACTACTGTCATGATGAGAAAGGATTTTATAGCACAGATTAATGCATCTTCTTATTATGAGATATGTTATCAAAATGCTTTCTATGTTGATTGTAACAATCCTGTAGTATCATCTACAGGTTTCACAGTTTTTGAGTTTCCAACCTATACCTCGTATCTAGAAGATAGAAATGGAAAAATAGTGCTATATAGACTAGATCCTGTAAGTGGCGATAAGATTTTATTGGATGATTCAGTAGGAACTATTGATTATGTAAAAGGTGAAATAGAAATGACCAATTTCACTATTCTAAAGGGAACTTTCTCTGACAATCGTATTGAGTTAAGAGTTAAACCCGCAAATAAAGATATTGAAGTTAAACGTGAGATGTATCTAGATGTAGATGTATCAAAAAGTAAATTTGTAGCATATAAAGAAGAGTAGGAATGCCTAAGACTGCTAATAGAATCTCGTTTCTAATTGATTCTCAACTTCCTGATTTTATCAACGAAGAGTATGAACTGTTTGGAAAGTTCATACAGAAATACTATGAGCAATTAGAAATTCAAGGGCAACCATACGACATTATTGAGAATCTTGAAACTTATAAAGACATTGACTTTTATGAACAACAAATACTTAGACAACACGATACTCTTAATGCTGCTATCACTACTTCTAGCGACACAATTCTATTACAAGATGCAACGAGTTTTCCAAAACAAGGTGGATACGTAAAAATTGATGATGAGATAATTTTCTATGCAACTAGAACTGATACTACATTACAGAACTGTTCTAGAGGTGTTAGTGGTAATACAACATTAGGAGATCTTTATAATACAAGTACATTTGTTACAACCCAAGCATCCAGTCATACCAATGGATCTAAGGTACAAAATATTAGTAATCTTTTCTTGTATGCATTAATTAAAAGTTTTGAGAGCGAGTACCTACATGACTTCCCTGAAGCATACCTGAACGATGCTGTTGATAAAAGAACTCTTATTAAGAATATAAGCTCATTCTATCAATCAAAAGGAACTGATAAGTCTGTTAAGTTTTTATTTAAATGTCTAGTTAAAGATGATCCTGAACCAGAAGTTGCATATCCACGTGACTTTACTCTTAAAAGTTCTGAATCTAACTGGGTTAACAACTATTCTTTAAAAGTTAAGGTATTATCTGGTACAGTAACTGATCTTATTGGTAAAACAATTTCTCAGACAACGCCGTTTGCATCTGCTATTGTTGATAATGTACGTTTTAATGGTACATATGATGGTGAAGATCTATATGAGATCATACTTAACGAAGCAAGTGTAAATGGACAGTTTTCCACAGCTGCAAGAACTAAATTAACAGAGTCTATTCTTGTTGGTGATACTGTAGGTGATAGAGTTGATGTAGAATCCACAATGGGGTGGGATAAGAAAGGTGAATTTACTGTTGGTAGTGAGAAGTTTACATTTGAAGATAAGAATGTTAATCAATTTGTTATAAAGAGTAGAGAAGGCACTACAACGTATCCTATAGGCACTTCTGTGACTTATGGTGCAAATGTATCTGGATCAAATGTAACATTGCTAGTCTATGGTGTCTTATATAATGCGACTAATGAGACAAATGCTCCATACTCAAATGCAGGTGATGTACTTGAAATATCTGAACCTGGTTTTGTAACAACTGATATAAAGATCTTTGATGCACAGAATAATCTTCGCTGGGCGTTGCCTGGTGCTTCTCCACTGATTAGTGACTTAAACACTAATGTATCAGCCATCTATGAGGATGGTGAAGGTTATTACATAGCTTCTTCAGGGTTTCCTTCTCATACAGTGGGCACAGCAGGTCAGCCAGCTGGCGTAAAAGATCAGAAACAATTAAAGATTATTAGAAAAACACCTATCTCTACAACTGAAACTTATGAGACTAAGTATAGAGATGTAGGTATTGCTACAAATGGTATTCCATTTACAAGTTATAAAGATTCTAGTGTTGTATATAATGGTGCTCTTCAAACCATTGCTGTTAATCTTCGTGGTAATGGATATCTTAATGCTCCATATGTATTAGTTGATGGCGTATCTGGTAAAGCAACATCATCACTGTCTGGTCAAGTATTACAATCAATAACAATTACTAATGCGGGTGCATATACTTCTATTCCTACTGTTGAAGTATTATCTGGTAGAAATGGAACTGCTACTGCTGTAGTAACAAATGGTGTTATCACTAGTATTACTGTTACTAATGCAGGTGAGTATTACTCTACTCCTCCTGAAGTTAGAATTACAGATAATTCAGGAAAAGGTAGATTTGCAGATTACGTGACTGATATATCAAGTACTGGTACTATAACTGGATTTACAAAGATCAATGGTGGTGACTTCTATACACAAGAGAATGTTGTAGTTGACTTGATTCCTGTTGGTTCTGGTGCAACTGCA